TTAACAATCTCCATAACTTTTACCAAAACCCGATTCGCAATTTAATGGTAAGTCGGGGGCCCACTGTGGGCGTATACGCATACACAACTCTACGTATTCTTGCGCACGCTCAATCTCTCCCTCCGGGGCCACACAAGCAATCGCATCATGCACCGTCATAACAACTTTGTACTTCTTGGCGACCATAATCATTTGTTCGCCGATGACAATTCTTGCTAGAGCTTGGCAAATGTTTTCGGTTGCTTTCCCGCCGTATATACGGTTAGGGATAGTGGCTTTACCCTTCTTGGTATCATAGACCATTTCATTTTTACCATCTTCACTGTTCTGAACAAAGCGCAAATTGGGGTAGCGGAGATATAGGCCGTTAGGCAATCGGATGCCGTTGTTTCCTTCAATCTTTAAGATACCTTCTCGGCCAAGATCCATCGTTTGATTATTTAGAATCGCTTCAAGGGCTTTGCTCCCTGATTTCCAAAACGAAGCAATTTTCGGGTAAGTACTTCGGTACGTATCAATAATTCGCTTTGCTTCTTCAAGCGTAATTTCAGCACCAAAATTTTTAAGTTGCAATTGAAACTTCTGCGCCCCCATGCCATAGCCTGCACCAAGAATCGTAGTCTTCCCGACGAACCTTTCGTCTTTTGTAATGCTCGTAATTGGTTTATTGTAAATCGCTGACGCCATAATTTTGTATACATCTTCACCCTTTTCAAACGCATCCACTAAGTCATTCTGTTCTGCAAGCCATGCAAGCGTACGTGCTTCAATCTGTGATGAGTCTGAGTCAATCATCAGGTATCCATCAGGTGCAATGATGGCTCTCTTTAGTTCCGACGCTCTCGGCAAATTCTGCAAGTTAACTTTGTCGTCCCCGCCCCATCTACCTGTATGCGCCGCATAGTAGCGTAGGGGTACGGGTAATGCACCTCGCTCGGCAATCCCCAAAAACCGTTCGGTTCTTGTCTCTTCTATAGTACTCTTAACCCCTAATCTCGCTGCCACTAAAGCTTGCACCTGCGGTATTGGATGATCTAGTAATGCCTTAAACTCTTCGTCTGTTTTAGAGAAAGCAAAGGTTTGTTTTCCATTGGCGGGGCTGATCTTCATTGGAGGGGCAACATTAAATGCACTCAACAACTGTGCAAACTTTGGATTGCTCATCAACGTGTCTTTGTCATACGCACCCAAGGCTTGTGCTTTTGTATATTTTATAAGTGACAAGTGCTCATCTAGTACAAATATGTTTAACTGCAACACGGGCTCAGTAAACATGCGTATGGTCAAGTCAATCAAGCGCAACTCTATCGGAGGGAAATCCGTTGACATCGCATTAAAGAGCTCCCACGTCAATACCACATCGTTTTTACAGTACGAACCATAATCGACTAATTCATACGGATTGAAATCCTTGCGGAAGTAATTGATGTACTTGGCTACCTGTTCGCCTTTGACCCCAAGGTTATAGAACTCGGCCAAAACTTTTAGACTTCCACCCACGTTCGTACCATGTAGTGCTCGCCCCATGCTTAGCGTATCTAACCATCCCTTTGGGGTGATACCAAACTTCCAGTTGAGGATAGACCCATCAAAGACTGCGTTGTGCGCTAAGGCTAGGGAATTCCCCCAATCAAACGAGGTAAGGAACTGGTATAGCTCTTGGGCATCGCCACTAAACCACACCGGCTCTTCGTCGTTCACTTGCACCGCTACGCCGATTACCTCGAAACGTGGGTCACGTATGTATTCCTCAGTAGTCTGTTTGGCGAACCCAAGGTCACCACCGTACGCAGTTTCAAAGTCAATCGTGATGATGTTCATATCAGTTTAGCATTTTGGATTGCGTTACCAAATTCTTTTACACTAGCGGGGCCTTCATGTGTATCTTCCTCGTCAACCTTTAAGATCTCTTTGAGGATGCGGATCTCAAATTCTTTTCTACGTACATCCCTAAGTGCAGTGTGAATAGCCGCCTTCTCAGGTTCTGTGAGTACGTCTCTAAATGTTTCTTTGTATATAAAAGCCCATCTGTCTTTTTCTTTGGGGTCAAAGAATTCCTCGGGGGCTTCTTTCATTCTGTTGCATAGTGCTTGTACTGCGCTTGATATATCGCTCATGTTATATTCCTCGCAAGTTTGATGTGGGTTTCAATGTCAGCCACGTTTAATTCGTTGATTACTAGCGCAATTCCACCTGTGTCTTTAATCTCACGCAGATGTTTTGTTTGTAATGCAGTCGGCTTGTTGTTACCCGTTTTGGCTTCGATTGCTAGGAATCTGCCGTTCACGCAACATAAAAAGTCGGGGATACCTGAATTACCAAACCCAGTACCCATAGGCATGGCATGGTACACGTTGTGTTTCTTGAGGATTTCTTTGATTTTAGCCTTGACCTTGGCTTCAGGGGTTTGCGCCATCTAATACTCCAGTCGTTTTCGAACCATGAGTATAACACAAAACTTTACGGTGTCAACAGTAAAAATAAAAAAACCCGCACGAGGCGGGTTAGGTTTTCTTACAAATGTAAGATGGGGGGAAAAGCAGATTACATGCCCCCCGTCATGTTAGAGGTCTACCAGCTAGCAAATTTCATCTCACTGCGAGACTAGCGGGTAGCATAGACACCGTCACATCTGCAAGGCTAGGTCATCCATGTATTCTATGATTGCCCGCAGTTAGATTCCTAAAATGGTAACATGTTCAGCACGACGCCACAATTGGGTTGTGCGTCCTTTCGCCCCCGCTTTAAGAAAATCATCAGCGGTATAAAGTTTTTTATTGAGTCGTGGATAGCCCGGCCCTACAAACAATTTTGAATTTTGGTAATGAGGTAAGTATGTAACGCCATCCAATTCAAATGTCAAGTAATCTTTTGTTTCTGCCGTATCTTTTACCATCATTTAGTCTCTCCTGTTAATTTATCAATTTCACGGTTCAAATACCATTGTGCTTTCTTCAAGTCCTCAAGCTCATCGCCTTTGTGCTTGGCTCGGGTAATATACTTTACCGCATTGCCTAGACGATAGTTTAAATCTTTCGCCTCGATGAAGTCGATAGTTTCTATACCACCCGCTCTGTAATGTGCGGGGTGATTGACGTTATCAAACTTGGGTATACGTGGGTCTTCCTCTGGTCTGTCTCTACCCGCACCCGCTTTCCAAGCTAGCTCAAAGTCTTTTAGTATTGACTCGGTATGAGTATCGATTTGTTTCTCTGCCCTTTTCTTTGCGTCAGCTTTCACTTGATAGACGTATTGCGCCCCTACCTTACACGCTTTGGCGATTTGGCTCGTCGTTGCTGTTGGATGCGACTGTACGTAATTACGTACGCTTTGTGCTTTATTTACTCGTTTCAATTGCTCTCTCCTTTTGTTGGTTTACATACTCAGTAAGAATTTCTCTGATCTTGGCTTGCTTGCTATGCGGATAATGGTCGTTGAAATAGTCCATCACCTCTTGCGATAGGCGCAAGCTCGTACAAAATAGGGCGGGCTTCTTACCAACACCCCTCCCTTTTCGTTTTGTTCGTTCTTCATTCATAGTAGGGCGTCCTCTATTTGTGCTCGTTCATTCTTTTTCATTTGACGTTCTACCTCTTTCAGTATGCTTGGATCAACTTGGTCGAACGGCCACCACTCGTCAGCCAATATCTTGGCTATGATTTCTTCTTTGTCCATTACAACCTCACTGGTTCAACTGTTATTTTTACTTTGATTACTATGTAATCGCTCGGCTTGTCAAACGCACATGCTTTGAGGGCATCACGTTTTCTTTTGAAAAACAAATACGGTGAGTCATCAAGGAATGGTTTGGCATACCGCCCCCCTTTCTTTACGATTGCGAATCTATACGATACTGTTTTCTTCATCGTGTGTAACCTTTGCTTGAGTTTCTATCCAAACGTGAGCACCACAAGATAGTGGCTTTTCGGGCGAATATATAACAACACTCGGGCCGTCAATGTATACGCAGTTTGCGTAAGTGTTAGATTTATATGTCTTTACCGTAAGCACAGGATTGTTCTCGTGGTTCTTTTTGTTGCTTTTAATGACGTGTTGATTAACATGTATCAAGGTTTTCAAAATCCCACCCCATGTTCTTTCTCTACGTCCCGTGCCAACTGCCTCCAATCCATAGTGCGTCTGTATAGTGCGTGTATACGGTCATCGGAAAGTGGCAATCTTTGTAACCTTGTGTTGAGTTCCAAGGCGTGTCTCAACGCTTTGTCTTGCTCTTCAACTAACAAACGCAAAGCTTTCAACTCTTCCTTCATCATGTCACGTTGAATGTCATCAGCGGTTGCTTGCCCGCCATTAGATTCTGTAGGCAAAACATCTTCCCGTGGGGTATATTCCGCTTTGGCTTTATTAATTGCATCTTCGATAGCAGCCACAAGGCCGTAGCGTATTAAGAATTCATTGGCTTCGCCATCAGTGTTCAGTATTACTGTGCATGATCCGTCCGTGTTATCTTTGTAGTGTTCGATTTCAATTTTCATGTATTTTTACTCCTTAATATTGTTTCAATGTAATTAGCGTACTTGCGAAATCGGGCTTTATCTTTTGCGTCAATGTAAACAAAACGGTCTCGCTCCTCATCCGTCAACCCTACCCAAGGCTTTTTGTAGTCTTGTATATCGTCATCGTCTTCAGCCATGATCTGTCTCTTGCGCCATCCTGATTCTCTCTCGATGCGCTTGAATTCTTCATCTTCTTCAGTCATACTCATCGTCCTCCATTTTTTGATAGTAACCACATATAGCACAATGTAGATACGGTCTGTTCTCTACACGCCCTAACTCACCAAGCACACATCGTGGGCATGGTATATCTTCCAATTCGGCTTCGTCCATTACTTCATCTCCTCTGTCATAAGCCATACAACTAGCCATGTAAACAGTCCTATGCCTACAATGCCAGTCATTATTAGAAACCACGTCAGTATATTCATAAATGTATACATTTCAAATACCCTTCATTTCTACTAGACAAATTAAGTAATACAAGAACATTGCCCACGCAAGGATTCCTACTACCGACGCAACCGTAACCCATAATGAAGTCTTAGGCTCGTCCGCATCTAGCCACTCGGCATAATTCGGATCATCGGGGAACGCTTCGTT